CTAACAGGAATCCAAATTCCTTCATCATTAAATTCACCAAAGTCTGTGATAGCTGGCGTGTTACCATCAATCATAATAAAGTCAGCAAGATAACCGGGGTACGGAAGCGAAGAACCGATTTGCCTGTTGCCAATCTTTTTATCCTGATCCGCGCAAATGTGTATATCCAATGCGGACGATGGGTTGAGTGTGTAGGATTGAGTTAAGGCAACCCCGTTATGGAAGAAAGTATCTCTGTCAGCCTCAGCCCCTTCGTTCGTGTTCCAAATGTAGGCAAAATGCCCCCAAGCAGATGTGTCTCGCTGCATACCAGATCCGGTGTGCGCCATATCCATACTATTGCTGGTTTCATGCCATATAGAGAATTTTCCACCCTCCGGATTAAACTCAAGGTTCATAGAATTGGAAGTATCTACGCCCGATCCAAAGATAAAATAATCGTTTTCGACAGTAGGATTACCGGCACGTTTATACCAGAAAGCGATAGCACCTCTGGTCTGATCCGTTGGTGTACCCCATACGCCGGAAGCCGTGGCCGATAAGTAATCAGAGGAACCATCAAACCACACCGCATTTTCGATGGTGTAGCCTGTCGATGAGGGAATTCCGCTAGGGATAATAAGCATTATTTATTCCCAGTTAGAGTCTAAAGATACGTCAAACTTATGTATTGTTTCTTCCTCATCCATTCCCTCTATTGATATCTCTAGCTCATCTGATTTATTCCTGATACCCTCAACTTTACCCCACATGGTTTCCTGTTCCACCATAACTGCCTTTTCCTTATCATGTGCGTCCTTAGCGGACTTGGCGGCAGCGGCGGCGGCTATGGAATCAGCTTCCTTAGTCTTGGTAGTTTCCTGGGCTGTTACATATGCGGCCTTTTGTTCATCCGTGGAACCATCAGTTTCCGCTGTAGTCTTAGCGTTAGCTTCCGCACCCTGAGCATCTGTATGGGCTTGAGAAGCCGTTGTGGCGGCATTTGCCGTAGATGTCTCCGCATCTGCCTTTGTCTTATCCATGACTTGCTTGTGAAGGAAACTAAAGTTACGTTGTTTCCACTCCGGAGCTATAGCCAGTATTCTTTTTTCCGCTTCCGATTTAATTCCCTTAATCTTCCCTGCCTTGGCGATAGCCTTTGTATCCGGTGCAACATAATCGGGATCATCAATCCAAGGTGCCTTCCTGGTTACTACAAACCCATCCAACGTGTCCTCTATGGAACCACTGGTTTTTTTACCAGTTGGAATATGTGGTTCCTCTAAACGAACTACACCAACTTTATTAAATAGTTCCTCTGAAGTCCAAAGCTGTACAATATTTTTTTGATAGTAAAGCTCATCACGTTCAAAAAGTTTTTTGGCTACTTTAGATCCTGAGTTTCCTGTCCAAGTAACCGGAAGTTTCCAACTTGAATCTGATTTAGTTAACATACAGTACATCTTTTATTACTCCTAAGCTACTGCCAATGATTGGCCTACTTGATATAAATTAGTACCATTCGACCGGAATGTAAATTCATCCTGTTCCGAAGCCGTAGTGGTAAGTGTCGGAGCGGTATCGGAGGGCCATTTAAATACAGCGTTCCAAGTAAGAGTTCTGGATCCCGTACCATCCTGAATAACAGTTAAATGATAAAACCCACCATCGACAAGAGCGGAAGGTGCAGCCATTGTGCGGTTACCCCCAAGAGTAACACTACATACTTGATTATCGGAAGCAACCCAAGCTATTGTGGCACCGTCCGTTAAAGCAGTGGCATTGAAGTTTTGTGTTTTGGTATATTCATTTGCTACATCTTTAACAGCATTATCCGCATCATAAGCCTGTACGTCTGATCCGATTGCTACACCTAAATTAGTTCTTGCTGTAGAGGCGCTGGCTAAATCGGAAAGGTTACTTGCTTTGTTGGATTTAGTAGCTACAGCGGTTTCAATCAATCCAAACTCTGTGTGGAATTCATCGGCATCCACAACCTTCAATGCGGCACTATCGGCTAATGCGTTTTTTGTGGACCATTTATCGTCATAAGCATAATCAGTCATTGTTTAACTCCCTGAAGTGTATCTTGCTTGTCCATATAGTGATCTGTAATCTCCGTATAATGCTACATCATCGGAATCGAATGGTGATCTTGTTTCCTCCCATTTATCGGAAAGATACATAAACAACTTTTGTTGTTGCCAAGTATGTTGCCTACCCTTGGGGAATGGTTTTATTAAGGGTCTAGTAGCACCTCGCCTCATGATAATCTTTTCTCCATAGACCATCTAATGAGATTACGTTTTTTTTGTTCCTTATCGTTAATCTTTTTACCCTTAGATTTTTTTGTAAATCTACCGGCCTTCCTCATCTTTACGGGTTTCATAGAATAACTCCATGTTCCTTATTTCTCTTCGCCACTAAATCAAGCAAGCGTTTCCGTTCCGCATCCCATATAGCCTTTAGAGTTTCCTTACTTACTTTTGGATCATCGTCTATTTTACGTTTTATGGATCCCTTGGGAGTTGGTAGTGCGGAAGTCTTAGGTAAACTATGTTTGTCCCTTGGTGTAAATAAACCACCTGTGGGTATCTTTAAAGCCTTGGTATTAAATTCCTTAAGTTTATCATGTGTTTTACTTTTTGGTTCCTTTCCCTGTGGAACCTCTGGTTTAAGGGATTGCTTTTCGGAAACTGGATCACTCTCATCAATCTTGAGAAGTTGCTCCATTATATTTTCTATACTTTCCACTTCCTCATCAAATTCGGAATCAATCTCATCCCCAAAGTCTATATCATTATTATCAAGGAAATCCTCTAATGACTTAAGTGTAGCTCCGGGTTTAGCTGCTTTATAGACTTTAGTAAGCATTTCCCTATAGAGGCTCTTTATTCTATTTTTAATTTTATCCAGTTCCATATCATAAGATGAACCAGATAAAAGCTCCTCCATAGTTATTACTTTAGCCACATTAATAAACTCCAAGTAAGAGGGGACCCACCGTAAGCCAAGCCCCCTCTATTTTACTTAGGCTGCGGGAACTGCAAATGCGATTCCGGCATCGTCACGCAATTCACCCGTACCATAAATAGTATCGGAAGTAAACAGGTCACCTAAGTATTCCTGTTTGTATTGCGTCTGGGAACGAACTCCCATTTGCTCCACAAGAGCAACTGCATCTTTATGAAGCATTAGACCAATGCGTACAGATACAGAGTCAGTCGTGGTTACGGTTGGGCAGTTAGAGGAAACATATACGTCCATGCCGTAAATATGTCCAATTTTACCCGTCTTGATGGCGTTACCGTCACCGATATATGCCTGTTCCGTAAAACGGTTAAGGGCAAGCATATCGCTCATGCAAATTGGGGGAACAACCAATGCCCGATTATCGGAAGGGACATCAGCGTTATCCAATTTAAGCATCATTGCGCGAATACCGGCATCAGTAATATCGGCAGCGTTGGAAGTACCACCAACAAAGTCCGTAGTACCGTCACTACCAATCTTTGCTTTTTCCCACAAAGACGTTCCGGAACCTCCTACAGTACCACCCTGGAGACCCTCCATGATAGTAAAGAGGTCAGTATCGACTTGCGTAGCCAAAGCATATCCTGCGTCATCCGTATAGAATCTACGGAGACTTGAGAGAGCCTGAACTTCCGTAATATCTTCAATAACTACGGAATATTCATAGTGCTTGTCGATGCTCAAGTTAGTTACTGCATGGGTATCACCCTGCAAAACAACCTGAGTATTAGCTGCCTTTGCATTAGCGGACCCACGGGTAGGAGTTGGGATATGAATAGTATCCCCCTTCTTACCATTATGATTGATACGAGTAACTAGGTTACCCAGTACCAAGTTCTTTTTATATCCGGCTATGACCTCATCGGACCATAGCTCCGGAATAAAGTTAGCAGCCGTTGTAGTGGTCTGCTGATTAGTACCTAAAGCCATTTTATTTCTCCTTTAGCTCTTTATAGGTTATTTGACTCGACCTTCGGAATATGCAGATAAAATCTCGTCCTGTAAATCTTCATACCTCTGAGGGTCCGTTGTTTTAAGCCTGATTAGATCAGCCCTACGGTAGATTTTCTTACCGGCTGTGGCTTCGGAAGATGCTCTGGATACGGCTTTTCCGTCCTTTAATGCCCTACTCCGCTTGGCGGTTTTTTCCTCTTCCGCCTTTGCGGTGTTTGTAATTAATGATCGTTCCTTCCAATTTCCCATAAGTTCCATTGCGGAATTTAGATCATAATTATGTGCATGGACATAAAGTTGGGTCCGTATAGGACTCTCCTTAACCCACTCCTGAAACTTAGTATCTGCTACAATTTCCAAGTAATCAGGATGCGCTGTTTCAAGTTGACGAGTTGTTGCTTGTGCCGTCTGCACTTTTTGCTGCTCCTCAAACTCCCGAAACTTTGGATGATTTTCGATGGCTTTACTAACTGCTTGGTTAGGATCATCGAAGAAATCAACCTCTTCCTCTTGTTCTTCAGCGGTTTCGGTTTGAGTGGTAACCTGTTGTTTCAGAATTTGATCGGTTAATTGCCTTAATTCCCCTATCTCCTGGCCTTTCCTGCCAAGTTCCTTTTCAAGATTTTCATAGGAGGAAACAATTTCCTCAACTGATTTCCCTTGGAATTTACTTGGTATTTCCGGAGGTTGTTCCTCTAATTGAGGAGCCTCTTCATTTATATTGGAATACTGTTCCAATTCCTCAGGTGTCTCAACTTTTTCCTCTACAACTACACTACTCATAATGCTAACCTCCGTCTATAAAGATTGTGGAGTTAATAAATGTTGGGATTAGACTTTATTCCTCTAATTGATCCAACGCTAATTTGGTGGTTTCCTCTAAATTAATAATCATATTTAGCATATCCACCTGGCCTCTTCTGAGGTATAATGTTTTTTCATCATCGATAGTTTGAATATTTTCCATAGATTCCGCCATGTCGTTTAACTCTTCCGTAAAGAGACTCCAGGCTTCCATGGTAAATAATTCCAATCGTTTTTCCAAAAACTCTCTATCGCTTAACATCATTCCTCAAAGGATTGAATTAATTTTTTTTGTTCACTATTTTGGGAACAGGAACAATCAGGACCACAAGTACATCCCACTTTACCACACTTAGGACATTTACCTAAATCTGACTCAATTTTACAT